GGGGAAGCACGGGGGTACTACGACCCCGCTAACAGCGTCATTCGTTTGATGGAGTCGGCGGATCTGTCAACATTCCTACACGAGTTCGCACACTTCATGTACGAGATGGAGGCGAGTGATAACACCGAGATGAACCAGAGCATCAATAACTGGTACAAGCGCAACGCCAAAGAAGTGGCGGCAGAAGCTAACGGATACCTCGGGGGCGAGTTTGACGCGCTGAAGCAGGATGCAGTTGCGCCCCGCAAGATTGTGGAGGGCGACGCGGCGACACTCGAAACGGGGAATCCCGTAACGTTCACGTTCAGTCACAACACCGAGTCAGCCACGGGGATATTTGGTAAACCAAAAAAATCATCAGATTTCGGCAGGGGGTTCGAGCCTTCCGCTCGGTTCATCTCGATCGTGCGGGATGACTACCAGCCTGTCACACCGAACCACATTAAGGGGGTAATGACGTTGCTGAACCCCTTGGTGGTCGACAACGACCACTTGAAGTGGAAAAAGACCCTATCCGAGCAGTACGGGGGTAAAACAGGTAAACGTCTAAGTAAGGCCCTCATCAAAGACGGGTACGACGGCGTGATTACCACAGAGGGTGACCGTTATATATCTGAGATAGTAGAGTTCACCACGTTCGACGAGGCGAAGGCGCTGTATCAGTCAACCGAACAGCCCGACGCCAAGCAAGGATCCATCACGGAAGCCGACGTGGTGAACTATCTCGATACCGGCTCGACGGGTGGTCGAGATAAAGATGCCGCTGTTCGTCGTGCAGTCCATGAGCAGTTTGCCCGTGGATTTGAGACGTACCTGATGGAAGGTAAAGCGCCTAGTATCGAACTGCGCAACGCGTTCAGAGCCTTCGCGCGTTGGCTCGCACAGATTTACAGGGCATTGCGTGGCAATTTAGACGTTAAACTCGACGACGAGATGCGTCAGGTATTCGACAGGTTACTAGCAACTGAAGAGCAGATCGCCGCCGCGGAGTCCCGCGCGAGGGTCGAGCCGATGTTCACCGATGCCGCCACCGCGGGTATGACAGAGGAAGAGTTCAGCAAATACCAACAGCGTCAAGAAAAAGTCAAAGATGTTCAATCCGAAACGTTACGTGACCAGATGATCGCCACTATCACTCGTAAAACCAAGCAGTGGTGGAAAGAGGAAAAAGTGGATCTGGTGGATGAAGAACTGAACCGTTTGAAGGGTGACCGCGTGCATGTCACACGGGAGCGATTGAAAGCACCGGTGTCAACTAGACAGACTGACGAAGAGATTCAGTTACTCGATGAGCAACTAGATCAACTCGACAAGGACATCAAACTCGCTAAAAAAGAAGGCGACACGATAGGACAGTTCCTTGCCAAGAAGGGCGGACTGGATCGCAAAGCATGGGTGAGTGAGGGCATTGACCCTGACCACTTCAAAGACCCCATGAAAGTATTCGGCAAGCCTTTGTTCCCTAAAAAAGGGGGGATGGTGCCGGATCAGGTTGCGGAACTACTGCTCGAAGCGGGCCACGTCCATGAAGGCATGACGGCGGGCGAAGCAGTGGACATCGTTTTTGATATGCTTAACGGTGACAGCGTTTACGTCGACCCGAACATAGGCGCAGCGATCGAGGGCATGGGGGTCGAGTCCGGCCGAATCCAGCAAGAACAAGCGGAAATTAGATCCCGAGCAAGGGCCGCTAACATAAAGCTCGATCATGCGACTGTGAAAGAGATGGTCGGTGAGGTGAAAGAAGATAAGCTCGGTCGCAAGTCCACTCGGGTGCCCAGTAAGTTAAACGGCATGACGGCCAAGGGACAGCAAGGGGTTCACCCCGACGAAGCGGCCCCATTTTTTGGTTACGCGTCCGGTGCAGAAATGCTGCATGACATCAAGACTGCTCCTCTATTGAAAGAGACCGCTGAAGTGAACGCAGAAGCTCGCATGATTGAGCGCCACGGTGACGTGTTCACCGATGGCACCATTGAGCAATCGGCCGACGACGCTGTGCGAAGTGAAGAACGGGGCAAGTTAATCCTGCATGAGTTGAAGGTGCTCGCGCGGGGGACTAACCAGCGGGTGATTGACCGCCAAACGATGAAGTCGATCGCTGCGGAGAGGGTAGGGGGGTTATCCTACCGAGAGATCCACCCTGGCAAGTACCGCAAAGCAGAGATTGCGGCTGCGCAGGAATCCTCGCGCATGCTGGCCGAGGGCAACAAAGAGGGCGCCGCGCATGCTAAAACTCGTCAAGCACTGAACTACTACCTCGGCATGGCCGCGACGGAAGCGAAGAACGAGACTATAAAGATCGTGGATCGTATGGGCCGCTACAACAAGAAAAAAGTGCGGGAAGAAATTCAAAAAGCGGAGGGCGGTCACTGGGATCAGATCGTAAAGATACTCAAACGTTTCGAGTTTAGGAAATCTGCCACACTGACATCGGTAAGTGATACCAATGTAGGGATAGAGAGCTGGGCGAAAGAGCGCATGGACAACGACGGTGACGGACTCGTGCTGCACAATGCGGTGCTGAACGAGTCGTTCATCTCCCACTGGAAAAACGTTGCTTACAGCGACTTGCAGGGCGTTAATGACTCAGTGAAAAACATCGAGCATGTTGCACGCTACGCCAACAAGATGACTCGCATGGGCGAAGAGATCGAATACAACGCTTTGGTCGAGAAACTGGTAAGCAGCGCGGCTGCGACAGGTACAGGTCGATTCAAGAAAACAGCAAGCACCGCCGACGACGTGAGCTGGATGGAGCAGAAGGGCCGGTGGGCAATGGCCCAGATGACTAAGATCCCGTTTATGATGTCGTGGATGGACGGTGGCGAGCGAGTTGGTACTTGGTTCAACTCATTCTCGCAGCCGATGACTGACGCGTACAGCGCGGAGTTAGAGATGTTCAGTGAGGTGGGCAAGCCCATCGCTGACCTCATCGAGAACGCGAGCAAAGAAGACAAGAAGCGCCGCAGCGCCACGTTCTTCATTCCTGAAATCAAAGGCACAGCGGATGGCACTCACACGGGCAACCTAAAAGGCCATGAGATTATCGCGGTCGCACTCAACACTGGTAACGCTGGCAACTTGCGAAAGTTGTTACTCGGTGAGCAGTGGGCGAAAGAGGATGGTGCGGACATCAACTTGCAGAATGAGAAGCTGCAAGCGGTGCTCCAGCATATGACTAAATCAGATTGGCAGATGGTTCAAAAGATTTGGGATCAAATAGACATTCTTTACCCTAAACTCGCGGAAGTGCATCGTCGCACCACAGGGCTTGTGCCTGCTAAAGTCGAGGCTACGCCTGTTGAAACCCAACACGGCACATTCAGAGGGGGGTACTACCCCGTTAAGTATGACCCTACTCGTGACAACAAAGCGGCGGAGTTTGAAGAACGTAAAGAAGCTGAAGTGGGTTCGATGTTCGCTAGTAACGCCAGCATACAGTCATCAGTGAACGCGGGCGCAACGAACGAGCGTACAGGGTACTACGCGCCGATGCACCTGACGCTGAATGTAGTCACTAACCACATACAAGAAACGATTCACTATGTCACCCACCACGATGCCGTGCGTGAAGTGAACCGGTTGCTGCGTGACCCTAGAATCAAGGACGCGGTGTCAACTAAGCTCGGGCCAGAAGAGTTCGCTCAACTTAAACCTTGGCTGAACGACATCGCTAAGGACGGGCGGAACGCACCAAATAAAACCCTTGTTGACAAGATGTTTAACCAACTGCGCCTTGGCACCACCCTCGGTGTGATGGGGTTCAAGGCATCGACAGGCATCATCCAGATAAGTGGCCTATCCAATACCATAGCAGAGGTTGGGATGGGGCCTGTGTACCAGTCAATGCGCGCCATCCTCGGCAGTATCGATAGTATGCAGAGCGCGTGGGAGTTCGCCACTGAAAACTCTAAAGTACTGAAGCACCGCGTCAATACTATGGATAGGGAGATAATGAACGCGATGAAGCAACTCGAAAGCAAGCACGGCTACCTCGCTGGGGTTCAAGAAGCTTCGATGAAGCATATCGCGTACATACAGACGTACATGGTGGATTTACCGAGTTGGCACGCGGCATATATCAAGGAGCTGGGCGAGTCGGGCAATGAGGCCAGTGCGTTTCAGTACGCTGACTGGGTGGTCGAGAACATTCAAGGGTCGGGCGTGACGAAGGACATGGCGGCACTGATGCGTAACCAAACCAAAACTCACACAATTTTCACCATGTTTATGACGTTCTTCAGCTCGATGTGGAATATGGAGCGGGACATGGTGAAAGGCGCGAAGAGCGGCCGGTACTCTACCACTACCGTGGCGGCTAAGATGATGTTCCTATTCACCGTTCCCGTGCTATTCGATATGATGATGCGTGGCGAGTTTGCCAAAGATGACGAAGAGCCTGAAGAAACTTTGCAGAAGACACTCGCTAAAGTGGCGCTGTTCCCTGTTGCATCGGTGCCTGTCCTGCGAGACATCGTGAACGGCGTGGCGAGTGGGTACGGGTACAGTTCGTCACCTGTTACCTCGATGCTGGAGCAAGGGCTGCAAGGGCTGGAAGGGATGGGCAAAGCGGTGTTTGCCGACGGAGAGCTGACGCAGGCGCAAGTTAAGTCGGTGAGTAAGTTGGCAGGGGCCGCACTGGGCATACCTGCTACTGGACAAGTGTGGGCGACGGGCGAGCACCTACAAGACGTGATTACGGAAGGCGAGGAATTGACCACCCACCAAATGCTGTTCGGCCCTGAGCGTAAATAGTGGTAAACTTTATTCGATACAATTTGGAGCGACCCCATGACAGTTAGTACAACGAACATAACCTCAGGCCCTTACACCGGTAATGCCCTCGCAGCTACGTTCAGTTACACGTTCAAAGTGACTGATAAAGCCGAACTTGAGGTGTATGAGACTGACGACGGGGGTGCTGTGGTGCTCTTGGGGGTTGACACCGACTACACCGTTGCCGGTATCGGTGACGACGAAGGGGGTCTCATCACACGAGTAGCGGGGCCGTTGCCTACTGACTACCAATGGTTCATCCGGGCCAACTATAGAGAAACCCAGTTGACCCCCTTCACATCTCAAGGTGCGTTCTTCCCTGATCTACATGAAAGTGCGATGGACAAGCTAACCTTCCTGATCCAGCAGTTACTTGATGAAACGTCTCGTAGTCCCTCAGTGTCTAAGTCTTACAACGGTGCATTGCCGTTGACGCTGCCTATGCCGGCCGCAGGGGAGTCGATCCGGTGGTTGGGTGACCTGAGCGGGTTTGAGAATTACAATACCGTGTCACCGGCGCTGGTTGCTTCTGGCCAACTGGTTATGTACACGTCAGTCGCCGCTGCGTTGGCGGACACGTCGGGGGTTCTTGTACCGGGCATCGCTGCCCACACTGAGGCATACTACGGGGGGTGGGCTACTACCACAGAAGGACCTCTGGGCGGGGCGGAGTACCTTGTTGTCACGAAAGCACAACATGACTTAGCCCGAAACACTGCGACAGTAAATGAGAGTGGCGACCACACACTGCCTAGCGGAGATGTGTTGTTGTTGAAGATAGGTAATGAGGTCATTGTCTCCCAGTTCGGCGCACCTCGCGCGGGGGATGCAACTGCGGCGTTCATCGCCGCAGGTACTTACTTGCTGGGCAAGACAGACCCCGGCGGCACTATACGTGTCGATGCTGAGTACAACGTGACAGCCGATGCGGTCAGTTGGTGGGACATCCTATCGTCAGAGCAGGGGGTGATTCCGACTGATGACTTTCTGCCTAACGGGGAGTTAGTTCGTGGCACGTACTTAGCGATGAAGGGTGATGGCTACGAACGCAGTAAGATCAATGTGATTGGTGCGGGTGATGGTTTTGTATGGGGTAACTTCACCAGTATTGCTAACAAGCGTGCAATGTCCGGCCATGTTGACGGTATCGATTTCCTCGGCAGTGGTGTGGCAGGGCATACCGCTCAAGTTATCATTGACAACGGTTTCGGTCAGTCCTTTACAACTACCACCACTGCCGGGGTGGGTACAACCAACGTCGCTACTCGATGTCTTGTGTTCGAGGAATGTGTACCCAATACCTTTGTGACCAATTGTCGTTTCAGGCAGTTCCAGGAAGCTATTCACCAGACTTATGGATTTGGATTCCAGATTGATGCGTGTGACATTCAGTGGTGTAACATCGGGGCGTTCTTTGACGCGGGTGTTACGACGTGGGAGATTCGCGCAGGTAATGAAATTGAAGTTTGTGCAGTAGGTGTTTTTTCTAAGAACACCAGTAATGGTCACATTGGTGGTGCTGTCATTGAGGCTAACACAGCAGGTTGTGATGTGTTAGTTTGGATTAGTAAATTCCTCTCGATAGAGGGTGCTTGGTTCGAAGGGTCATTGCAGAATGTTGTTGCACTCGGTGATTTGACAGCCCCTTCACTACCCAATAGCGGTTGGGTGTTAAGCAACATTGTCGGTCTGAACATTGATAACAATGGTGGCATGGTGAACTTCCATGCTGAGAACTGCGCAATGAATATCCTCGGTGAATCCTTCTCCGCCAACACGGGGGAGCAGTTTGGTAATGTTGTTTATGAAAATTGTACTTTGAATGAAGGGCCATTCGATGCCTCAACACTCTCAGTATCAGGCATCGCGACTCTTGATGATGTTAAAATCAAAGGGGGGACTGTCGACGGCGGCATAACCAATTACCAATCAAGAGAAAATCTAGTCAAGAAAGCGGCCAAGTCTGCTGCATCTAGCGCGGGCAATAACACCTGCTTCACTCTTGAAATAGACAATGAGGTAACAACAGGTCGAATTGAGATTGAGGGGTACTGGCGAACTGACCCAGCTAATGATTACCAAATGTACACGTTCAAGTATGTAGGCGTTATCAGTCGTAACACCGGAGGGGCCTCTGTCGTCACATTCTTGGCAAATGAGTCAGCATCTACCTTATACCCTGCAACTGGGACGAATGTACCAAACTTACCCACACTACCAAACACCACGGTAACCGGTGGCGTTGGCGCTACACAAGAAGTCACTGTGGAATTTGCACTAGGTACAGCCGTAGGGCAAAGCGCTGACACGTTATACACAGCGACAATCATGAATCAAACTGACGGTATCCGTTTTAAATAGTCGAGGTAAATCATGCTCACAGCATTAGTTTCAACAGTAACAGGGTTAATCGCAGGCACAGTCCCTACCTTACTGAAAGAGTGGGGCGCGTCACGCGAACACAATCGCGAGATGCGGATGCTTGAGAAGCAGACTGAACTCCAACTGCGCATTGCGGAGAAAGAAGGGGAGACCCGTGTTGCTGAGATGGATCGGGAGGTTGACATCGCAGCATACGACGCGCAGTCCGCCATCGCAGAGGCCAGTTTAAAGAGTTCGGGCACCCAGTGGGTCGACGCGTGGAACGCTGCACTCAGGCCGTTTGCTGTGACCATCATCATCACACTGTTTGCGGTCATGGCCTCGTTCTACACTTACGCGGTGTTGAGTACGATCAGCACCCTAGCCGACACCCAGCAGGCGGTCACTCTGTTATGGGGGTCACTCATCGGTGAGTCGGTACAAGCAGTGTTGGGTTTCTTATTCGGCTACAGGTCTTCCCGAAAGTGATTAAAGAAGGGGTTGATCTGGTTACACGCTTCGAGGGGTATTCATCTACCCCTTATCGCTGTGCGGCGGGGGTGTGGACTATCGGCTTCGGCACTACACGCTACCCAGGGGGTCACCGTGTCACTGGCTGTGACACCGGCTGCACTCGTGAGCAGGCGGAGCGGTGGCTTCACCACGCGCTTGAGAAAGCGGAGCGTGCTGTGATCCGGTACTGCAAACCTTACCTGAACCCTTACCGACGTGCTGCACTTGCCAGTTTCGTTTACAATCTCGGGAGCGGTGCGTTTCGTGCGTCAACCCTCCTGCGCAAGATTAATAGGGGGGACTTCTGTGATGTTCCCTACCAGATAGCACGGTGGGATAAGGCGGGGGGCAGGGTGTTGCGTGGGTTGACCCGCCGCCGTGCCGCCGAGGTCAAACTTTGGAATAAAATAGCAACAAAAGAGGGGGTACACGGTGGGTAACGACAGGCGGCAAAGCGATACCCAGTTGATGCTGCTACAGCAGAAACTCCAGAGCCACATTGAAGACTATCAGAGACATTGTGAGGATGAAGAAAAGCGATGGGATCACTTGATCGTTGCGCAGGAGCGCAACACTCAGTCCATCCGCGAGCTAACCGAATCCACGCGGGATCTTGTTGCGGTGTGGCAAGCCGCCGACGGCACGATGAAAACCATGTCGGCGGCGGGGCGGTTCGTTAAGTGGCTCGGCAGCTTCGCAGTCGTAGGGGTTGCACTTAACTGGATAGCCTCTCACTTGGATTAACTCCTACTCACATTCTAAGAATTTAATTTTGCGAGTGGACTTGGTTAGCTCGTTGTAACGTATCTGGGCCTTCGTAGTGCCGAGTACCGCACTTGTACAACGGGTGAGTGAGTCCAGTTTCTTAGGGGCGATATCATCATCCAACAGTTGCGTGAAAGAGTGTGTCAATGCGTTGCGTAGTTCTGTCATGTTTTTCATGTAATTCTCTGAGTTTTTAGTGTGTATTTAATTAAGTTATTTATTGCCTGAGTTTCGACCAGTATCAGGGGCATCCCCTTCAACGTGGTGTTTTTCAATGTAGCGATACGAGTCCGTACGGGGTTCAGCTTCCTCCAGTTCCTAACTTTGGCTTTGACTGCACCTGCATTGTGCCCGTAGTATTCCCGCTGTTTAGAGGTAAGTGAACCCTTGTTCTGCTCGTAGTAGCCACTCATCCTCTCCGCAATCGCACCGCTGTTTGCCTTCCGATATTCAACATCCTTTAAAGGGTTCGCAGTGCGGTACTCCTTCTTGTACGCTTTCATGCAATCTTTACACTGGTTACGACCTTTACTGAACTGGTCGAGTTCTTTGTCAGTGTGGCATTTGGTACAAGTCTTCACTTCCGTCTCCTTCTTGTTAGCTCGTAGGTAGTGTGCGCCACATTGTTCCACGTGTCAACTCCTAAAAGAAATTAGTTTCAAGCCCATTAGTTGTCACGCCGTCGCGGTATCTTTGCAGCGCATTCTTCAGGCCCTCTTGGTCATCTGTCTTGCGTTCGAGGGCATCCGCGACCGCGAGGTCTACAGTGTCATTGCATAGTATGTGAATGATTGACACTGGTTTAGTTTGGCCTTGACGGTTCAATCTGCCACACATTTGCTCGTACAGCTCCAGTGACCAGTTCAACCCGAACCACACCAGTATTGACCCCGAATCCTGCAACCCATCGACCCCGTGGCCCATCGAGGCGGGGTGGCCTATCATCAGCTTTATCTTGCCACTGTTCCAATCGTTGATAATACGCTCGGTGTCTGCCGATTTAGTCGCCGTCAGGTTCACGGGCTTGTACTTCTTGAACTTCTTCATAATGCGTTCAGCGTCGGCCTTGAATGTGTAGCTGCACAGCACTGGTGACCCGCTTGCTTCTTCCAGCACTTCTTCCAACGCGTCGAGCTTGGCGTCATGCACCACCTCGAACTCAGATGACTCACTGATCAGGTACGGACTTCCGTTGCAAAATTGGAGGCACTTGTTTGATACCGACGACCGACTGAACACTTCGATCTCCTGTCCAGTATCTAGCAGGGTGAACATGTTCTTCTCGACATCGGCGTAGGCTTTGCGCGCGTTGTCCGGCAGGTCGACCATCATGTTGGTGATTTTACAGTCGGGCAAGTCTAGGTAGTCCGCCGAGTCCATCTTTTTCGTGATGTCGCTGATCTTAAACTCAATCCACTGCTTACCCAACTCAGTGGGGGTGTACGTCCACCCGCTGTAATCTGACGCGAAGTAACTGTCTTTGTAGTGGGTGATGAACTCCCCGAGTCGTTCACCACCATCAACCGCTAGGAACTGTCCGTGCAAGTCTAAGTAGCCATTCGACGCGGGGGTGCCCGTGAGTCCCGTTCGGTATTTGAACCCGTTCAGCATCTTGCGCCACCCTGTAACTTTTATGGCCACCGGCTCGCCCCGTCCATCCTTGCGGTCACGCTTGCCACCCTTCATCCGTAGCGTGGTGCTGTTCTTGAGCTTCGATACCTCGTCGTACACCACCATCTCGAACGGCAAAGGCTTACCTTGCGACAAATAGTAGTGGTCAAGGGTTTCCGCGAGCCAGTTCATCGCTTCGTAGTTAATGAGGTAGATGTCAGCGTCAGCGAACAGTGCCCGTGTGCGCTTCCCCTTGGTGCCATGCACAACGCTGAAGCGTAGATGTTTAGTGTGACTCCACTTCCTAGCTTCTCGCGCCCACACCGCTTGTATGACTCGAAGAGGCCCGAAGATAAGCGTCTTCTTAACCTGCCCCGCACGCATCCGGTCAACGATGGTGGTGAGAGTGATCGGTGTTTTCCCGAGACCCATTTGAAGCCACAACATAGAGTCACTGTGTTGCAGTTGATGCAGGACACACTCGCGCTGGTAGTCATGTAACTGGCTTGGGGTTAGTAGGTTACTCATGTTACGTCCATAAATGATTCGATGAATGTTCGGGCGGTGTCTGCTTGGATTGAATCGCAGCTATGCACCACGCCTCGGGCAACCCCATCAACCCGCGGCTTGATGCCGGATTTAATTGGCCCGTATTTGTTGTAGTACGCTCTGCCCATGAACATCTAGGTAGACCTCTTGCTGCCACAGGGGTTGGTAAGCTCTGACTCGTAGGCCCCACATACTCGACACACTTGCAGCGCCGCCTCACACACGGTAACTGCCAGCGAGTTGCCGCGTAGTAGTTCCTCTTCCGTGAAGTCAGAGTCGTTGAACAGCGAGTGTCCATTCAATGTGGTGCGGTCTGCACCGGGCTTAGCTAGATCCACTCCGATGTCGTGTGGGCCAACCTCATCGACACCCCATCTCAGTCCGCAGCTACAGGCGAACTCGTCGCCTTCTCTTGCTAACTTGTGATTACTCATATGATTTCTCCAGTGGTTGAATGTTTAATTGTATATCTTTGATAAGAAGATCGACCCCTCGGTTACCACAGACTGTGCATACCGCTGCACCCAATCCCCGCAGCCTTACATGCTCGCGTATCTGCGCATCTGACAGCATGCCGTCCACCGTCTTGACTTCGCAGAAGAAGAGGATGTCCCCCCGTACCATGCATATCTGATCTGGCACACCGTCGTGACCCGGTGATACCCACTTGCGTGTGTCGCCACCCATCAATCTGATCTGGTCACGCAGATATCGCTCGACTTTGTTTTCGCGAACACCCATTACGTCGTAAACTGCGCGAGTTTCATCACGATGATGGGCCTCATCGCGTTGTATAGCGCCCCGTGCTCGTTGTCCCCGTGCTTGCACCCGACCGCATCGTAGAAATCTTCAATAGTCCCGTGAAAACACCCTCGTGAGATCATGATATGGCCCTCTATGACGTATGCGAGCAAGTAGCCGCTCTCGCTGCCAACATTTGAAAATCCGATGTGGTTACCACCTCGCATCACGCCACCTCGCATCACGCCACCGTGCATCTCGCCACCGTGCATCTCGCCACCGTGCATCTCGCCACCGTACATCTCGCCACCGTGCATCTCGCCACCGTACATCTCGCCACCGTGCATCTCGCCACCGTGCATCTCGCCACCATACATCACGCCACCGTACATCTCGCCACCGTGCATCTCGCCACCGTGCATCTCGCCACCATACATCACGCCACCGTACATCTCGCCAC